ACAGCACCAGATCTTCCGTGCGCGCAACCAGATCCGTGATGTCCGACAGGATCACTGCGTCGAGATCGATCATCAGGAACCGGTCGCCGATCACGCGGCGCATCTCGTGCGAGAACAGCCGCAGACGGCGGTAGCACGACGGCCAGCGCGCGCCCATCGGATTTTGAAGCTTTGCGTGATCGTCCCAGATCGGGATCGCGTGGATATCGTCATCGATTCCGGATGGATCGTCGGTGATGCAGACAAACTCATGAGGCAGCGCGCAGTACTCGCTAAACATGCGCCGCATCGTGTTGACGTGCCAACCCTCGAACGTCATGCGGTAGCCAGGCGTGCGCCATTTCATCGTGACGATCTTCATCGCACGGCTCGCCATCGGATCGTGACGCCGACAAAGCCGACCTTGCGCTGCGTGTCTATCGTCGGGCCGGACAGCGTAGGCGTGCGCTCCGTGCGCGCGCCGCCGAACCGGGTGCCGATCGGGAACTGCGCGCGCAGCAACTCGGCCATATCCATAGCCGGCCCGAACCCCTGCCCGGTGCCGGAGCACACGAGCACGCGGAAGAAGCCCTGGTCGTATGCGTTCGACCCGGCGGCCATGCCGAGATCGTCGCCACCGTTCCAGAACGCGAGCACCTCCAGCCACAGGCCGGACGATGGCGGGGCGAATGCGGTGCCGGGAAACGCCGCCGGCACGGAATGCAGCAGCGCGAACGCTTCGATCTTGGCGCAGAATGCGAGGAAAAGCGCTTTCATCGGAAGGCCTTCGCCGCCTCTTGCACCGCACTGCTGACGTGTTTCGCCCAGTTTTGCAGCGCCCCCTCCATGAAGCCGTCGTACGCCTCGCGATATACGGCGTAGTTCGCCGTCCAGCCGACGTACAGCGGCTCGCGCACGCTCCACCGCGCGACGGCAAGCCCGACCTCGCCGCGCCCTTGCGCGTCGGTGCGCGGATCGCTCGGTCCGGACGGCATCGAGCCGGCTGACGCCGCGATACTGTTGCGCAAAAAGCCGGTGTCCACGCGCATCCGCCCGCCCTTGGCAACGGGCGTTTGGGCATCTTCGGCGATGGCGTCGACTGCGGTTTTCGCGACCGCATCGAGCCTGCCGTTGATGATGCGTACCAGGTCATCGACCTTCAAGCTGCCATCTCCATACGTCGCTGGCGCGCCATGTGATTGACGCGGATCGCGCAATAGCACCGGCAGTTGATGATCTCTTCGGCCGGCGCCCCCAAATCACCATCGCCGGGGTGCATCATCGGGTAGCCGCCGACGATGAAAGGCTCATCCATTGCGACGGTCAGTCCGTCTGCCGCTGCGTGCGTCGCGCGGGTGCGCCGATCCATCGTCGCATCCCATTTCTTGACGACATCCTCGGCTTCGATCTCGCCGCGGTCTACGGCCTGCTCGAATGCCTGCAAGCGCCCGCCGTTAAGGGACGCAAGCGTTTCCGTGCGCGCCACATTATCGCCGCGCAGCTTCAGCAGACGGTCGGCGTAGCGCCCGGCAATCCTGTCGATCTGCTCCGCCGCCAGCGGCACCTCACCGCGCATTGCACGGCGAATTGCTGCATCGAAGCGCTTGTCACGCAGGGCGCGGGTGAAATAATGCGGGCTAAGCTCGCGAAGTTCCACACGCGCCCTGCGAACATATTCGGACTGCGGCCCGGTCAGCCCGATGATGCCGCCTGCACGCCTGCCAGTCTCCGACACGCGCCCGACGATATCGAGCGCGGTTGATCGCGGGTTCTGGCCATGCGCCAGAGCATCTTTGAGCACCGCGCGGATCGCGTCTTTGCTGGCGTCTGATACGCGCGTCACCAGTTCGCTTGAGTGCGCACCGATCCAGCGCTCGGCCGCCGCATGGCGCACGTCGAAGCGCCCGGTTATTTCCGAGGCCGCCACGACGCCCGCATCGATGTACGCCGCGCGCACGGCCTCCAGCACCTGCCCCATGTCCGGCGCATCGAGCGCGGCGATCGCGAGGATGCGCGTCTCATCATTGGCAGCAATGGCGTTTTGCAGGTCGGTGATCTTGATCGCCCGGACCTTTGCATCGATCATCTTTGCGTAGTGCGCACGCAGCCGCTTGATGATGATGTCAAGCTGACGCAGGTACTCGGAACGGGTCACGCGCGCACCACCAACTTATGCACGATCGCCGGACCAGCCGCCGGCACGGTGTTGATGCGCACGATTGCATGGTCGCGACCTTTGATGCGCACGCGGTCAGTCAGTTTCGGTGCGTAGGTGCCCGGGATCGTCACCAGCAAGTCGGCGGCATTGATCAGCGTATCGCGCAGCATGTCAGCGCTGACGCCGCGCGCAACTGCGCCATCGATCAGATTGGCAGCGTACGAGTCTGAGCCGGGGTTGTACGCCGGCCCCGTGCCCGGTGTATGCACGAGCAGGTATATCCCGCCCTGATCAAAATCACGCAGCAGCCCGGCCGCCAGCGCCTGGAAATCGGTGTAAATCGGCGCAGCCACGGCGCAGCCTCAGCGCACCAGCATGACGCCGGTGCCGGCGCGCGCGGACGTCAGGATTGACGACAAAAGACCCTCGACCACGGACAGCATTGGCACCATGTCGGCGGCCGTGGCCTCGGCATACGTCACCGACACCGCGCCGGATACGGACGCGCTGCGCACGATCTTGCCCGGCACGACGTCGGGCGACAGGCTGCCCGGCTCGCGCTCTTCGCGGATGGCGGCCTCGATCGTCGCCGCCTTGATCTCGTCCGGCACACCGATGATCGGGTCGCCGTCGGCATCGAACGCTCCCGAACGCGGCCACTCCCGCACCTGTGCGCGACCGCCGAGCTTGCGGCCGGGAAAGCGTGCGCGAAAGCGGGCATCGATGTACTCGCTTGCACGCAACAACGCCTCGCCCGTCGGTTCGGGCGACAAAGCGCGGGCGTCGCAATAATCGCCCGCCTCTGCCTCGGTCGCGTATGCGCTCATCAGGTGTTCGTCATCTGCGCCGTATCCTCCGCGCGGCGGATATTTAGCCCGCCGAGGCGAAACACGCCGGGCACCTCGAAGCGCAGCGGCCCAGCTTGAAACACCGGCATGAAGCGATGCGGCATCGGGATGTGCATAGTCAGCACATCCGGCGAGCGCCGATAGGCGATGATGCGCGCCTTGTTCGATCCGACATTTTCCAGCGCATTAAGCGCGCGGATCGTGATCGGCTGGCCGGTGATTGCCGTGTAGGCGTTGTTGTCGCGCAGGTACGTCAGCAGATTGTCGCGCCCGTTCGGCTGGTAGCGATTCCACAATTCCTGATAGTACGACGTCGGCAGCAGCACCGTGTTCGCCGTCGGCACGTTGCCATTCTTCGAGCCGGTCTTGAAGAGCAGCTCGTTGAACTCGCTGATGATCACCTTGTCAGCGACGGCAGGCGATGCCGTCCAGTCGGACAGGGTGCCGGCACTCGGGAAGCTCGCTTTGACAAGCCCTGTGAAGCCCTTTTTGACGTCGCCATCGAATGCAACGCGATCGACCATCTGCTCGTAGGCGCGGCGCGCTGCAACGGCTTTGTAGCTGTCCAGCGGCACGCCGAGCTGCATGGCCTGGTTGATCTCCTCCCAGCCGAATCCGTATCCGATGCCGGCCGTGTAGACGGGTGTTTGCGTGACGTCGATTCCGGCGTCGGCCATCGGCACGTCGTCGGCGTCGCCGTGGACCCAGTCCGCGCGGCCCTGCTGTGTGTTGCTCACATACAGCACGCTCGTGGCAAACGGATTGCCGGCGACCGTCACCGGAATCAGGCTCGGATACAGGATCTCGGGGAAGGTCGCCTCATTGGCGGCACGCTCGATGATCGAGCTTTGTGCGGTCATGAACGCCTTCAGGCCGGCCGCATCGTCGTGAAATTTCATCTCTGCACTCCCTGTCAGACGGAAACGGCAAAGCCATTCAGCCGCACGATTGCCAGCCCGCCACTGCTGCCAGTGGACGTGTCCCATTTCGCACCGGTGACGGTCACGGCGCCAGATGCGCCCCATTTGCCGGTTGCCGGCGCATATTTCACGGCACTTGTCGGCGTCACTGTTCCGTCGACATCGACCCAGAAGCACCCGTGGGTTGCCACGCGCACCGAGTCGCCGGTATCGCCGTCGGTCGTGGCAAGGCCGATGATATCGCCCGCCGACAAGGGCGAAACGCTGTCGGCATCGAGGCAGCTGGCATCTTGCGTGCCCGCAATGACGATGCGGCCCGCCTTGATGCCATCTTCTTCCGCGTTGCGGGAGATGAAGGTAGCGGGGACCATGTTGGCCTGCGCGCCCGGCGTGCCAACGTCCATGATGAAATCAGCCATCGCTCAGGCCTCCTGTTTCCATGCGTTCGAGATGCGGTCGATGTACGCCTGATAACCGCCGTCCTTGATCGGTGCAGGAGCGCCAGACTGCTGTTGGCGCGGCTCGGCCTCGACGAGCGCATCGAACCGCGCATCGATGTAGGCGTCGCTGCGATCTTTCACGGCGGCCTCGCCACTGACGGCCCGGACCGCCATCGTCTTGATCTGCGAGGGCGACTTGCCCGAGTAGTCCAGATCGGCGATGGCTTTCGCCCGCCCAATCAGATCGACTCGATCCGCGATGGCCGCGTCCATCTGCTCGGGCGAGAGTACCTGCGCTTTCAGCGCCTCGATCTCGGCATCACGCTTTGCAATCTCGGCATCGCGCGCGGCAACGGTCGCCTCATGATCGGCGAGCGTTTTCGACGCGGTATCCGTCATCGTCCGGATTTGAGTTTGCAGACGCTCGATGACTTGTGCGCCTTGCTCCGTGGTTTCGATGGTCAAGCCATCGACAACGATTTTCTGCATCGTTGCGTCCTCATGGTTGATGGTGCTCGGCGCGAGCTTTTTGCGGGGTGCGCCCCAATCCCCGATTCTTGCCTCCGGTCCAGCGCGCGCGGCGTCCACCAGCGCGACGTGATTGTTCCGGATGGTTTTCTGCACTGCGTCGTATTGCTCGCCATCTGGCGTCGTACCCGGCTCGAAGACAATCTCTGCGGTGTATCCCATCGACAGCTGGCGTTTGCCGGCTTGCCAGTCGGCAATGGCGGCAGCGTCCGTCATGATGAGCGGCACGCGGACATATTCGCCGTCGCGCGCGACCTCGTCACCGGAATATCCGATGGCGTGCTCGCGCCAGTTATCGGCGGTCACAAAATCGTCCGGGTGATCGTTCGTCATCGGGCGATGCGCGAAGGTGGCGAGCGTCGCCTTGTCGAATACTTCCGATTCGGGGCGGTATACGCGCACGGTGCCTGAGCGCCCGAATTGCTCGCCGTCGTAGATCTGGATACCAGTGCGCGCCACGCGGGCGGAGGCGACGAGATAGCCGTCCTTCGTCAGGCGCGGCTTGTCCTGAATCTGTACGGCGTCGCTAAATAGCATCGGGGTCTGCCTCGTCCAAAAGCGCCGGCATTGTCTCCCCTAACAGCGCAACACCGGCAGTATAAAGCACATCGTCGGGGAATACTGCGCTGGATTGCAACGATGCAAGTGTTGCTGCGTTCTTGCTGCGGATGTCCGCGATTTGCGCGTCATCCATTTGCCAGAGGCTCATCCACTCATAATCGGGCGCGGGCTCGCCAATCTCGCGCGCAATCGCCATGTCGAGCTCGTGCATCGCCGGCCCGATTACAAGCTCCTGTTCGCCGCGGATGGTGTCGTAATACTCGCGGATCTCATTGTCGCCCGTGCTGTTCAGGCCGGACGCGGACCGGCCGAGTAATCGCGTTGCCGGAATACCGCTCGCGCCGGCGACGATTTGCAGCATCGTCATTTGCAGATCAGACAATCCACCGAAATTAAGCTGCTTTTGCTGGAAATCCTCTTCGGCGTCCATCACGAGGGCGTTCGTCGTGGACTTGCCGAACTGCGCCAGTTGCATCCGACGCATGACGCGATCCTCGAATCCGCGATCCGCCAGCCCGTCGAGCAGGCCGGGGACTTTGAAAATATCGATCTTGGCCTCGAAAACCATCGAGGCAACGTTTGCCGACACACCGTCGGCGTTGCGCACGGCGTCGTAACAGGCATTGATCACGGAATCAGCCCAATCGTCATCGCCGGGCACCCGGTTGCCGTAAAAGCGCACGAGACGCGACTTGTGGATCTCGCGCTCACCAACGCGGCAGATGTCGCCAATTGGCGCGAGCGGATCGGCGGAGTCTGGCAGCGGGAGCTGTACCTGGTTGCGCTGCAAGACGACGAGGCGCTGCACGGTCTCGCCTTCGCCCAGCGGATTGGTGAGAGTCGCGCTGCCGGTGTCGATGAATATGGCGGCCCCGCCAAACAGGCGGGCGCTGGTGAGCGCGGCCAGCACGCGCCGGCGCACCTGCAGGCGCTGCTCGACAGCCCATGCGGCGTCATTGGCCCATGTGCGCCATTTGCTCGTGGCATCTTTTGCTGGCAGGTCGACGATCTTCCGCGGCAGCCATGCGTAGCGGTACGCATTCATCAGCTGCGCGTCGTCGAGCCGCTGATAGCCGTACCGCGCGGATGCCATCTTGTCGCGGCCAGCGCCGACGTTAGCGAGCATGGATTGCAGGCCGTCGGTGACCGGCGATCGTCGCTTGGCTGATTTTCTGGTGGCCATGAGCGCGATTATAGATTGTCGAGATTGTACGACGATTTCGATATGGCGCAATTATAGGCGCGCGACAGTGCATCAACCTGATCGTCGTATGCACCAACTGGGAATGTGCGCATCTCATCGACCAGCGCCGCATTCCACCCGGCGCGCAGCATTCGCACGTTACCGGCATTGACCTGGGCGGCGAATGGGCTTGCGCGCGTCGCTTTATCGCCAGACTCCAGCGTGAATTCAAACGAGACGCCTTGCAATCTCTTCGACAGGTACGCGGCCTGCGCTTTGCCAGCCTGCGCGGGGTCCTGCGGCAGGCTCTGGAATGCGCGCCCATCCATCTGCGTGGTGTTGACGATCAGGCGCTCGATCTCGTCCGGGCCGCCGCGCTCGCGCACGACGTCGGCGATGTAGGTGATGCCATCCTTGATTGCAAGTTTTCCGCCGACGGTCCAGTCGCCTTTGTTTTTACTCGCGGCCAGGTCCCATCCGCGCGTGAAGCTCAATCCGGCCGGCAGTGCGTCGACGATTTCGATTTCGCCCGGCTTGAGCATTCCTCCCTCGGCCGGCGCCGGGCGCTGCTGGAGCTGGCCGGCGGCTGCGTATCCCAGGAGCGATGTTTCGAGCGCGACGACGGCCTCCTCTGGGAATCGCTCCGGAAACAGTAACTCGCCCGGCTCCGTGCGCGGGTCCGGCGTGCCGACAACGTGCTTTGATTGGCCCGGCTCATATCGCATCGGCAGGCGCAGGTGTTCGTAGCCTAGCTCGAGCGCAACGGCCGACACATCCGCCTCGTGCAGGCGCTGCATGATGATGATGATCGCGCTGTCGTCATCATTCACGCGCGACGGCACGGACTCTCGGAATGTCTCGATCGCCGCCGACAGCATCGCATCGCTTTTCGCCGAATCAACGGAATGCGGATCGTCAATCAAAAGCCTGTCTCCGCGCGACCCCGTGAGCGACGTGAATGCCATCGCCTCGCGAAAACCGGTTTTGTCGTTCTCGAATTTCGTTTTCGCGTTTTGATCGGACGTCAGATTGATCGGCCAGCGCGCCTGATACCAGTCTGACTGAATGAGCCGTCGACATTTCGTCGAGTCGCGTATCGCCAGATCCTGCGCGTGCGCGGTGCCGAGATACCGCAGCGCGGGCCGCCCCATCGGCCCCCATTCCCACGCGGGCCAGATGACGTTGAGCAGGAGCGACTTCATCATTCCCGGCGGCACGTTGATCAAGAGCCGCTTGATCTGGCCTGCCGTGACCGCTTCCAGGTGCTCGCACATCATGTCGAGCGCCCATCCCCAAGCAAGCTGTTTTGCAGGCTCCAGTACCCGCCATGCGCCCTGCGCGAAGTATTT